AAGATCCACGGACGGAATGGTATTCAAAATCGACATCTAACGATATCGGCGCAATGGTTCGCCGGCTCACCTACTGCGCTCTTGTCACCCGTGACGTTGTCGAAGTCATTATTGACGGCGACATGACAGACGAGCAAAAATGGGCAGCGTGGCGCGAACCTGGTCGCTTCGTGCCCAACGAATGCCCGTTCGTCAATGCGCCTGACGTTGTAAATCCTGCTTTAATCCGTGCGCACTATATAGCTCATCATCCGAACCGAGCTCCGCCCGTTCCGGACAATTTCGATGATTTGAATTTATTATAAATTCAAATTAACTCGTACTCGCGAACTCGTACGAAGTTGCTAAGGTAATACTGTACTTAGCAACTTCTGGCTCCGAAGTTACGACCGCTCTTGGAGCGCAACGCGAACGACTTACGTCCTCCCCGCGGTCTTAATCACGGAGCTTCCAGTCACTATACATACATTGTACGGTTCACACCTGTATGTCTGCTAGTGCCACTACTGTTGAACAATGTCTGGAATCGGATCAGCTCTCCGACGCGTCCTACGCGTCGCTGGACGCGGTGGACGTCGTGCTGCACCTGCCTACCGGCGAGTCAGTTATCTTCGTCCTGCCGCTAGTATGCGACGCCGTGTCGCTTCTCGCGCAGTTACAAGCCGTCTGCGAGCCCCAGCGGGGCGTGCCATCTACGGTCAAGGCGCTTACAGCCTGATGAAGTCTGCTGGCGGCCTTGGCGCGTCCAAAGATGACATGCAAACGTCTGCGCAGGTGCCGTACATGCACGGCACTGCGACGGCTTTCCGCATTAAACATCGCGAATACATCGGCGATGTCATTGGCAAACAAGACTTCGAAAACTCGACTTTCATTGTCAACCCCGAAAACGCCACAACGTTTCCGTGGCTGTCTTCCATCGCGGGCTCTTTCGAGCAATACCGCTTCAAAGGCCTGTGCTTCGAGTACGTCCCCACTTGCGGTGACGCACTTTCAGCGTCTGACAACGCTCTCGGCACAGTCATTCTGGCTATGAACTACAACGCAGCCGACACGGCTGCTGCGACTAAATCCGAACTGATGCAACAAATGTGGGCCCGTTCGGGCAAGCCGTCCGTTCCTCACTTGATGCCAGTCGAGTGCGCGTCAGTTCACACGCCATCCACTCCGTTGTACACGTCGCCTTCCGACCCTGCCGGCTACGATCCGCGCCTGTACAACATGGGTTTCTTGCAAGTTGGTGTCCAAGGCATGCAAGTTGATGACATCAACGTCGGTGAACTCTGGGTCACTTACGACGTTGAGCTCTACAAGCCGCAAAACATCCCTGCGGCTCAAGGCGGCGTGGCTCACTTCACCGGCACCACGGGTGCCAGCTCGCTCGTCACAATGTTCCCGACTGAGACGGAAAACGAAATCTCCATTTCATTGGCTTCGAATAACCTGATATTCGGTTTGTCTGGCGACTACACTGTTATTGTTGCTAACTCCAGCGCTAACGGCGCTGGCTGGGGCTTCGCTGACCAAGGCGCTGCCGGTGGCATCTCCACTGCCTCAATCATTAACTGCCTGGATCAGAACACCACCGGTGTGCGCAATCCTTCAGCTGCTACGACAAAAGCTTTTGTCTATTTTGTCTCGGCGACTGCCGGACAATACCTGCAGCTTACGCCAAATGCTGGCACGGGCGGCGGTGGCCAGGCTGGCGACCTGGACCTGATCATTATCAAAGCTGCTCCTGCCGTCTAAATACATGTATCAATACGGCCGAAAATACTTCACTGACTTGTACTGAGCGCCTGCGCGCTTGTAATGCTGAGAATACTGCGCTGTGCCGCGCTTCAACATGTCAGACTCAGTCTTGCGCAGCCAATACTGCTGAATCAAATCATCAGCTGACTGCACTGCTTGCTTCGCCGCAGTTTTCTTCTGGCTGATCTTGCGTAACTTGTTCAACCACGAGCTCATCCCATACTTGGGTGCACTCGGGTCATGATGTAACTCATATTCCAATTCCGCATCCGCCAATCTGGACTTTAATGCAGTCCTGCGCGCGCGCAAATACTGCAAGTCCTTCTCCAACTCATATTTGCTCCGGCCTCCGTGCAAATGATGAGCCTCAAGTGGGCCAATGTCACGTACAGGACGTACACGGCCACTAACGCCAATATAATTGTCCTCATCCTCAAAATCCTCAAGCTCATCGGGATCATTGTCCCAATAAGACATTGAATTTTTTTTATGGTGTGTCCTGTTGCGGTTAATCCAACTCACCAGTACCCAAAAGCCAAAATGCTCTGCTCAATCATGACTGACTGCCCATAACATTTTTGCAAATTCCCCACTGTCCTGGTATAGCTGCATATATATATGCACCACTATACTACAGTACAATATGGAGGACATAATCCTTGCTTGAACGCGGTGGGCGCCCACTGCCGCCACTCGGCTCTGTGTCAGTTGTGGTTCCATACACACGGTCCCATTAGTCCCCCGTCAGCGGGAGCTGCCTCTTAGGTGAAGCGGGGTCCGGTTGATGCCCTTCCTACAAACTAATGGTTGTCGTCTGGCATCTTGTAGAGCGTGTGAGCAAAACCACAACAGCGCCTGTCCAGTGCTTACGTTTGGCAACCGGGTGCACTGTACTTTTGAACGAAAGATGAATTGGTTAACGAAACCAAACCATCTCCCGTTCACATGTTCTCAGAATGTTCTGAGAATGTATGCTTCCAACACTCGCATACAACTTGACGGCGCTGAATTTACAATTCACACCATCAGTTACATGGCAGCTGCCGATCAAATATTCTATTCCCTGGAAGAAATTGAAATAGCTCAAATGGCTGCTGCTAATCAAATCGCGCCCGCTTTGCGTACCCGCGCCGTCGTCTGGGCCTTCACTCACTTTCCGGCTCACGACGGACTTTGTCAGCATAATCAGCTTCCCTGCACGCTCTTCCCTTCGGAAGAACGGCAACTGGTCACGGAACGCGACTCTTATTCAATCCTCGCCGGCGGCTACGGAGTTGAAACTTGCCCCACTACTGGGGTTCAACACCATCAAGGCTGGTGTCTGTTCAACAAAGCTGTTGAACTGACCCATTTAAAAAAATGGTTCTGTAACAAGATTCACTGGGAAAAGGCTTTCGGCTCAGTTGAATCTAACATTACGTACTGCTCTAAAGAACAGCACTACACTGGTTTCGGCGATCAGACTCTAACGAATCCTCACGAACGAAAAGGCCAAGGTGCGCGTAACGATGTTGCTAATTTCGTTACTGCTATCGGTCAAAAACGTTCGTTCCAGGCCCTAGCCGCCGACTTTCCAGAACTCATTCTTCGTCACCCAAACGGAGCACAAAAGCTCCATACTCTGCTCGCTCCTTCCAGGCCTCCGGCCAAGCGACAGTTTATTCTGCTATTTGGTCCGCCGGGTACTGGAAAAACCTGGTTGGCTCGGCGGTTCATGGGTCTAGGGGCTGACGACGATGACCGAGAAGTGTGCTTTATCCCGGATTCAAATCTCAATGGCCAACTCTGCTTCGCACGTTATGCTCAACAGAAATGGCTGCTCCTGGACGACTTCGAATCGCAGATGCTGCCACTCCGCGATGTCAAAGTTCTGTCGGACCGAACAACTTGCACCTTACCCGGACGTGGAGCTTCCGTGACGGGCCTCCACGACGGGCTGGTGATGACTTCGAACCAAGATCCACGGACGGAATGGTATTCAAAATCGACATCTAACGATATCGGCGCAATGGTTCGCCGGCTCACCTACTGCGCTCTTGTCACCCGTGACGTTGTCGAAGTCATTATTGACGGCGA